CTTCACAGTCACAGAAGGATGCTTTCAATGCACTGGATGTTGAAAAGTTTGAAATTGTGGCAACCCTGGACAGTCACACATCTGAAATATGCAGGGAACTTGATGGGCATGTGGAAGATATGAGAAATTATGAACCAGGTGTCACTGCTCCCCCCTTCCATCCTTGGTGCAGAACAACCACTGTTCCCTATTTTGAAGATAGCTATGGGGAAAGAGCAGCAAGGGGTGCTGATGGTAAAACCTATTATGTACCAAGCAACATGAAATATAATGACTGGAAAGAAACATTTGTTGATGGCGGTTCAAAGGATGGATTGCAGGAAGTCACTGGAAGTGGTAAAATCAAGTTACCTATAAACACAGACAGCGAAGTTTATAAGAAGCTTGGTGAAGAACATTACAATGCTTTGCATGACATTCTGAATGAAGCACCTGAAAAGCAAAAGGTAGTTTGGCAGAAGCTTGAAAATGACTTGACGGTTAAAAGCGCAACTTCAAAGGTTCATCCATGTTGTCATGGTACACAGGGAATTGAAATGGATGTCGCAAGGGATGCGAAAGGTACAAGTTATTCAAAACCCTATCAGACTACATTTCATGAATTTGGGCATAATATTGACTATATTGCTAATAAGAAGTTTGGTAATGGACTATCAATTCAACCATTTTCTTATACTTACCAAGACAACATCTTTGGAAAGACCCTGGAAAAAGAAATCAATGACAGGGTTGATGCCCTGGCAGCAAAGATGAAAGCAGACTTCAAAGCACATGCGGATGACTTTGAATGGTTGCATAAGAATGGTTATATCAGTGATTGGAACTATGATTTTTTCAAGAAATACGGTTCATGGGTTGGTGGAAAGCCGAAGTTTTCAAAGTCAATGGCATACAGTGCTATTGAAAAAGAGGTAAAAGAATTGACCATGGTTGTAAATGCTAACCTGTCAGACATCTTGGAAGGTGCAACCAAGGGCAAAATACAATGCGGATTTGGGCATGGAAAATCATATTGGTCACAAGCTGAACATAAACTATCAACAGAAGCCTTTGCTGAAATGTTTGATTCAAGTGTTTGCAACACAGTTCAGTTTGAAGCAATAAAGAAATACTTCCCTGAATCATGCAAAATCTTTGAAGAAATACTTGATGCAATTTTGAAGGGGTGATGAAATTGCTTGATGAACTTTTGAACAAATATGCTGAACAATTTGATGATAATTTCCCCATCTTTGCTGTTCGTGGCAAGGATGAGGATGAAATCATCAAGATTATTCAGAAGTGTTTGGATGAAAATAAACCTTTTGAACCTGAATACCTTGATGGTGTTGACTATTAACCGAAAACCAACATATTGATTGAAGCATCCTGAACAAGGGTGCTTTTTTCATACCCAAAACCGCCTTTTTGGTATTGTAGGCGAAAAAGAACAAGACAAATAGGACTGGACTGAACCAGGTTAAAAAATGAATTTGAAAGGATGGATTGAACAATGAAGAAAGAAGATTTGGTGAAATTAGGACTTGATGAAGAAACTGCAAAGAAAGTGGCAGAAGCATCTGCGGAAGAATTGAAAGGCTATATCCCAAAAGCAAGGTTTGATGAAGTCAATAATGAAAAAAAGAAACTGGAAGGACTTCTGTCTGAAAGGGATGCACAGCTTGAAACCTTGAAGAATTCCACTGGTGATGTTGAAGCTATGAAGAAGCAAATTGCAGACCTTCAAGCTGAAAATAAGAAAAAGGATGAAGCACACGCTGCTGAAATCAAAAAACTGAAAGTGGATTCTGCTGTTTCCGCTGCGCTTGCTGCTGCAAAAGCGAAGAATGAAAAAGCAGTCAGGGCATTGCTTGACATTGATTATGAAAAGGTTGAACTTCTTGAAGATGGCACAATTAAAGGTTTGGCTGACCAAATCAAGAAGCTGACCGAAGCGGAAGATTCCAAGTTCTTGTTTGACACCGAAAAGAAAAAGCAGACATTCAAGGGTGCAAAGCCTGGTGAATCAGGAAATGATGACGGTGACAGCGTGATGACCCTTGACAAGTTCCTTGCTTTAAGCACAGAAGAACAGATTCGTTTCAAGAATGAAAACGAAAATTGGAAAGAGTTATTAAACATCTAAAATTGTGAAAGGTAGGTAATTAACTATGGCAACTTATTTGAATTTCCCTTTTGACCCTGAACTTTTCTTGCTTAACTGGCAGAATGAAAAAGACCCCACAATGACAGCTTTGCTTGATAGTGGTGCAGTTCAGGCAAATGACAGAATCAAACAACTGATTTCCAATGGTTCAGATTATTACACCATCCCCTTCTATTCGGTAATTGGTGGAACACCTGACAACTATGATGGTGACACAGACATTTCAACCGAAGAAGTAACAGGCAAATCCCAAAGCGGTATTGTCTATGGTAGAGCAAAGGGATGGAAAGACAGAGATTTCATTCGTGACTTCAACAGTGGTGCTGACCCCATGAAGCAAATTACTTCACAGGTGGCAAGGTACTGGCAGAAGTACAGACAGAAAGTAATTCTTGCAATATTGAACGGTATCTTCAACATTGCTGATGATGGTAGTGATGCATGGGATGAATGGCAGAATCACACTTTAAACATTGCAACTGCAACTGACACTGTGGGAGCATCTAACAAAATTGGTGCAACAACAGCAGGTGATGCTGTTCAGAAGGCTGTTGGTGATGCGTTCAATGAATTCAGTCTTGCTATTATGCACAGTAAGGTTGCAAATACTTTGGCAGGACTTGAACTTCTTGAATACCGCAAGTACACTGACCCCATGGGTATTCAAAGGCAGTTAAGACTTGCTGATTACAATGGATTGACTGTTCTAATTGATGATGGTGTTCCTGTAAAGAACAGTGCAACTGCATCTGGCGCAAAGGAATATACCACTTATCTGTTTGGTATCGGTGCAATCCAGTATGCCCCTGCCCCTGTGGATACACCTGTTGAGGTTGTTCGTGAAGCAAAGAAGGATGGCGGTTACAATGAACTTATAACAAGAATTCGTGAAACCTTCCATCCGAACGGATTCAGCTTTGTGAAACCTTCTGATTCTTATACCGCTTCCCCCACTGACAATCAGCTTGGTGCAAATGCAAATGGTTCTTCCAACTGGGTAATTGCAGGAAATCCGAAGAACATTGCGATTGCAAGAATCATATCCAATGGCTAATAAAAAGCTGATTAAATTCAGCGAAAGGGGGTTGTACTGATGTTCATTGTTATTGAAAATCGTGTTTATGCTTTTGTAAAAAATGCATCTGGTAAATATCCGCTTGTATCCATAACAAAGGATGCAAGCGGTGCTATTACCATAAAAGATAAAGGTGAAGGCATTACAACCCTTCCTGCAATGTATAAAAAGATGACCTTGGAAGAAGTCATTGCAGCTTTCAACATAGCCGATAAAATTGTCGGTGACAACAAAAAAGCTGCTGATACAAATGAACATAAACCTATTACAGAAGCAAAAAGAAAGACTACAAATAAAAAAGTTGCAAAATGAAAGGGGTGATAACCAATGGCTGATATATCTGACAGATTGGAAGCTTTGATTCAGACCATACAGAATGTATCAAGCCTTGGTGCATCCTTTGTTTATGATGTTGGGAAGCTGCTTGAATCATTCGGTTATGAAATGCAGGATGGTGATGATTGGCTTCTTGGCTTCTGCATTCAGAAGGTAGAAAACAGCATCAAAAATGAATGCAATGTTTCAAGTGTTCCTTGCGGATTGAAAAAAGTGGCTGCACAAATGATTGTTGGCGAATTCTTATTTGCAAAGAAAGGGATTGGGCAATTACAGGGGTTGGATATTGACATTGATGCAGCAATCAAGCAGATTCAGGAAGGTGATACAAATGTGACTTTTGCTTTTGGCAACGGAAGCATGACACCTGAACAAAGACTGGATTCGCTGATTGCTTATTTGATGACAAACGGTAAAAAGCAATTTATCCATTACAGGCGGTTAAGATGGTAAGGAAAGCGATTGAAAGTCTGTACAAAGATAAATGTTCCATTGTGGAATATAGGTCTTATAAAAAAGCAAATAAATCCACTGGACAGAAAGAATTTACCGTTCTTCAAGACCAACCCTGTAAATTGTCCTTTTCTACAATCAAGAGTAACACAGAAACCGCAAGTGCTGAAATGGTTACACAGGTGGTTAAGCTGTTCATTGCGCCTGAAATTGTTATCAAACCAGGTTCGAAGATAATTGTTGAACACCAAGGCAGAACAACTGCATATAAGAACAGCGGTGAACCTGCAATATACCCTTCACACCAAGAAGTGATGCTTGAACTGTTTGATGGGTGGTCATGATGGGCAAAAGTGTTAAAGTTTACACCAAAGGACTTGAACAGTTCAGGGATAGGTTGCAACAATTGAGTGAAGAACAAGTCCAAATATTCATTACTTCATGTGCCAAAGAACTTGCTGCAAGGTTATTGGCGAAAGTAATTAAAAGAACACCTGTTGGTGATTATGGAAAGTCCATCATGCGTGATGAAACAGGTGAAGCTATCCGATACAAAAGCGGAAAGAACAAAGGCAAGGTCAAAAAGCAAGTGGTTAAGAAAGGTGGCACATTAAGAAGGGGATGGACAGTTAAAACCGAAGCAGAAGCTGAAAGTGGCACAGGTAAAGGCAAGGATGCAGTTGAATATGCAAATTCGCTGCCAATTCGGAAAGTTGGTAGTGATTACATCATTGAAATTATAAACCCTGTTCATTATGCATCCTATGTTGAATTTGGTCATAGAACCGCTAATCACAAAGGTTGGGTTGAAGGAAAATTCATGTTGACTATTTCAGAACAGGAACTTGAAGCTGATGCACCAAGGGTGATTGAAAACAAGTTGATTAAGTACCTGGGGGAATGCTTCAAATGATAAACAAAATTATTGATGGTATATGTGAAAAATTAAATGAATCATTCGGTGATGGGTACGAAATTTACACTGAATTGAAGAACCAGGGTTTGAAAGAACCCTGTTTTTCTGTTACATGTGTGAATCCCATCAGCAGTCAGGTGTTAGGTAATCGGTATTTCAGAAACAACTTGTTTTCCATCTTGTATTTCCCTGCATCCAAAGAACCCAAAAATGAATGCTATGCGGTTCTTGAAAAATTATACCTTGCACTTGAAACAATCAAAATCAAAGAAACCCTTCCTGATAATACGGTAAGAGAAAGTTTGGTCAGGGGTACAAACATGCATGGTGAATTGGTTGATGATGTTCTGAATTTCCTTGTAAACTTCAACATGTTTGTCTATCAAGTTGAAGATGCAGACCTGATGGAAGAAGTGGTTCAAAAATCTGATTTGAAGTAATGAAAGGATGGATGATAACCATGGCAAAAGAAAATAAAGAAACTGATGCAATTGAAGTTAAGTTTTCAAAAAGTCAGTTGATTGAATCCAAAAGGTTCAGCGGTTTGAAAGACCTGCTGAACACAATCTTGGAAGATGGCAAAGAATACACTTTGGATGAAGTTGTGTCCAAAGTGGATAAATACATGAAAGGTAAGGTGAACTAATATGGCACTGGGCGGTGGTACTTTTGTTACACAAAATAAAATTCTTCCTGGCAGCTATATCAATGTAATTAGTGCAGCTTCCGCAAGTGCAGAACTGTCTGACAGAGGAATTGTTGCAGTTCCTTTAGCACTGAAATGGGGTCAGGAAGGTGCTGTCATCACAGTTGAAAAAGGTGATTTCCAAAAGAACTGCTTCAAGCTGTTTGGATATTCCTATACTGATGATGAAATGAAACCTTTGCGTGAAATATTCATGAATGCGGTTAAGGTACTTGTGTACAGGCTTGGAACAGGTACAAAGGCACAGAATACTTTTGCAATTGCAAAACATGCAGGCACAAGAGGTAATGACATAAAGATTGTAATTTCAACCAATGTTGATGATGCAACCAAATCTGATGTCAAAACCTATGTCGGCAGTCAGCTTGTTGACAGTCAAACTGTTCTGACAGCAGGAAAAACAACAGCACTTGCTGACAATGACTTTGTTGTTTGGAAGGATGATATTGCGCTTTCCAATACAGCAGGTACACCATTGACAGGCGGTGCAGATGCAAGCATAATTGGTGCAGACCACTCAACAGCACTTGGTGCTTTGGAAGCTTATGCTTTCAATGTGCTGATTTGTGATTCAAGTGACAGCACTACAAAAGGACTTTACAGTAATTTCACAAAGCGGATGCGTGATGAAATCGGCATCAAGTTCCAGTGTGTTGTTCATAAGTACACCACACCTGATTATGAAGGTGTTGTTTCTGTTGAAAATAATGACACACCCGAACTGGTTTACTGGGTTGGCGGTGCTTTGGCAGGATGTGCAATCAATAAGTCCTTAACCAATAGGCAGTATAATGGTGAATACACAGTTGATGTTGACTATACACAGACTGAACTTGAAGCTGCCTTGCTTGCAGGAAAGTTTATATTCCATGCTGTGGGTGATTCGGTCAGAGTGCTTGAAGATATCAACTGCCTTGTTACCACAACTGCTGACAAGGGTGATGTATTCAAAGACAATCAGACTATCAGAGTTATTGACCAAATTGCAAATGACATTGCAACCTTGTTCAATACAAAATACCTGGGTGTTGTTCCGAATGATGCATCAGGCAGAATCAGCCTTTGGGCAGACATTGTAAAGCATCATGAACAGTTACAGACCATCAGAGCAATTGAGAATTTCAGTGATTCTGATGTATCTGTCACACAGGGCAATACAAAGAAATCAGTGGTGGTCAATGATGTTGTGACCATTGTGAACACAATGACACAGCTTTATATGACCTGCATTGTGCAGTAAAGAAAGGGGTGTAATTTGCAATGCTTA